GAGTTCCCCCGCTGTCGGTCAGTGGCCCCCTCCCCGCTGGCCCCGAGGCGATGAAGCGTGCCACGGCCGATATCAACCGGGCGATTACCTCGGCCAAGGAAGACAGCAAGCCGATTGTCGCGCTGCCCCCGGGCTATGATTTGAAGCCGATCGGGTTCGATCCCGACAAGGGCCAGATGACCGAGGCGCGGTTGTTCCAGATTCAGGAAATCGCCCGGATTTACGGTCTGCCGCCGGTATTCCTGCAGGATCTGTCGCGCGGGACGTTCGCCAACGTCGAGCAGCAGGACCTGTTCTTCACCAAGCACCTGGTCGCCCAATGGGCGCAGGCGTTGGAGGAGGAAATGAACCTCAAACTGTTCGGCCAGCGCAATGGCGGCCGATACGTTGAGCACAATCTCGATGGGCTGCTGCGCGGCGACTTCACCTCGCGGATGCTGGGCCTGTCGCAGGGCGTCCAGAACGCGATCCTCACCCCGGACGAGGCGCGCGGGCTTGAAAACCGGCCCGCCAAGGGAGGCAACGCCGACAAACTGTTCATTCAAGGCGCAACGGTCCCGATAGACGCGCCGATTCAGCCGGGACCACAAGCGGGGACGCCCGCCGGAGACAAGACACAATGACCAAGGTGGAAAAGCGCGCGGCAACGCAGCCGGTGGCCGTGGATGGCATGACCGTAGCGGGTTACGCCGCCGTGTTCAATTCGCCGACCAACATCGGTGACATGTGGCAGGAGGTGGTTGCCCCCGGCGCGTTCGCCGACACGCTGCGGGCGAACGATACTGACGTTCTCGCGCTCTACAGCCACGAGATCGAACGGCTCCTGGGGCGGCAGTCGTCCGGCACGCTGCGGCTGGCCGAGGACGACAAGGGCCTCGCGGTCGAGATCGACCTGCCCGACACGACCGATGGCCGCGACGTGGCCACCCTGATCAAGCGCGGCGACCTCAAGGGCATGTCGTTCGGGTTTTGCGTCACCCACGACGAATGGGACGAGACCGTCACCCCGCCGAAGCGGACGATCCATGCGGTGGATCTCATGGAGGTGACGATCACGGCGAGCCCGGCTTACGAGGACACGGAGTGCGGAATGCGCTCGCTCGAGCAGGCCCAGGTGGAACGCGAGCAGCGCCAGCGCGAGGCCGAGAAGAAGGCCGACAACTACTTCAAGCGGAAGGCCGAGACCGAACAGAGGGTTCGCGGCATCCGCTGACAGATTCCCGGCGACCACCGGAGGCCCACGGGGGGCTGATCCCCCGCCGATGACCCGCCATTCCGGCGGGTTTTTCTATGGAGAAATGCAATGTCTCTGACTGCCCTTCAGGAGCAGCGCGGTCGCCTTGTCACCCAGGCCCGCGAAGCCCTCGACGAAATCAAGTCGAACACCGACGAAGCCCGCTCGGCTGAACTCGAAGCCCGCCACGATGCGATCATGGCTGACTTTGACAAGATCGAGGCGAACATCGCCCGCGAGGAGCGCCAGGCCAAGATCGAGCAGATTGCCGAGGAAGCCCGCGCCAAGTTCCGCCCTGACATGGGTGGCAGCGAAGCTCGCGGGTCGGACGAGCCGAAGGCCCCGGAATATCGGGACGCCTTCATCGCCCTCGCCCGTGCCGGGTTTGATCCGCAGGAACTGAGCCCCGAGCAGCGCGCCGTGATTCGCGCCGGGTTCCAAGCCAAGATCGAAGGTCGCGCCCAGACCGTGGGCACCAACTCGGCGGGTGGTTACACCGTCCCGACCGATCTCGCTGCGGTGGTCGACAAGACCATGAAGATGTGGGGGCCGATGTATGACGAGGCAATCTGCACCGTCCTGAGCACCTCGTCGGGCAACCCGATCGACTTCCCGACCGTCGATGATACCGCCTCGACCATCTCGCAGCACACTGAAGCTGGCGCGATGACCGACGACGGTTCGAAGGACGCATCGCTCAGCAAGATGACGCTGAACGCGTTCGCCTATGACACCTCGTGGATTCAGGTTTCGATGGAGCTGCTGGCCGACAGCAACATCAACGTCGAGACCTTCATCGGCGAACTCCTCGGCGAACGTATTGCCCGCCGCGTCAACACCGAACTGACCACCGGCGACGGCACCGGCGATCCGAACGGCATCGTGACCGCCTCGACCGCCGGCAAGACCGCTGCGCTGACCACCGCGTTCACGGCTGACGAAGTGATCGACCTGCTGCACTCGGTCGATCCGGCCTATCGCGCCTCGCCCAAGTCCCGGTTCATGTTCCATGACACCGTGCTAGCCGCGATCCGCAAGCTGAAGGACGGCCAGGGCCAGTACATCTGGAGCATGGGCGACATCAAGTCGGGCGTTCCCGGCACGCTGCTGGGCAATCCCTACAGCGTCAACCAGGCGATGGCCTCCGCCTTCACCACCGGCCAGAAGCTGGTCCTGTTCGGTGACTTCAGCAAGTATTACGTCCGCAAGGTCGGCGCTCCGGTGGTCGGCGTGCGGCGCGAATACTACTGGCCGAACATCGGCCTGGCCGGGATCGTGCGCCTCGACGGCGACCTGATCCAGACCTCCGCCGTGAAGCACCTGAAGCTCGCCTGATCTCCCCAACCTAGGCGGGACTTCGGTCCCGCCGCCTTTTTATGGAGGCCATCATGGCTGGCGGATACAATACCACCGGATACCGCAACGGCGACGGCGTGCTGGTCACGCAGGGCCAGACTGCGGTCACCCAGGCAACCTCGATCACCACGGGTGTTACCTGCTCGGCCTATTCGGGCGTCATCACGACAGTTTCTCAGACGGTCGCTGCCGGTGCGGCGGCTGACTTCACCGTGACCAACACGAAGGTTGCCGCCACCGATACGGTGCTGGTCAACATCAAGTCCACGGCGTCGGCGGGCACGTTCATTGCACAGGCCCATACCGTCGCAGCGGGCTCCTTCAAGGTCCGGCTCGTCAACCTGCACGCCTCGGCTGCGGGGGACAACACGATCGTGCTCAACTTCGTGGTCGTGAAAGCCGAAGCCTGATGAAGGTACGGCTTGTGGTTGGCATGTCCAACGGAAAACAGCCGGGTGATTGCCACGAGTGCAGCGAAGACGAAGCGCGCCGGATGTTCGCTTCGCGCTTCGCTGTGCCGTGGATTGACGATGAGCCCGAGCGCGCGGTGCAGGTCGTGCCTGCAATCGAACGGCGCAAGCGCAAGCCCAAGGAGGGCTGATCCATGGCAGACAAATTTGCAGGCGGCAACGACGCGCCATCTACCCCTGCTCGCAACGCCGCAGCGGTCACCCCGCACGCGACCAACCCGCTCGCGAACGTGAGCAAGGGGCTCTACGTCGGCGGGGCTGGCGACATCACCTGCCGGCTGGTCGATGACACCAGCGACGTGGTGTTCACCGCTGTCCCGGCTGGGGCGGTGCTGCCGATCCGGGTGGCCTATGTGCGGGCGACCGGGACGACTGCGACCAATATCGTGGCGCTCTTCTAATGCCGGGGTGCTTCGGGATCGGTTTTGGGCCGATGTTCGACGGGCAGCATTTCACTCCAATCCCCCCCAACGATGGCCCGCCGTCTGGATCGATCGCGTTTTTCGACTTCGCACACGGGGTTTACTGGACCCAAGCCGCAGGCAATCTGACCGCCGCCGATGTGATCAGTGACACGGGTGCAATCGTGCCGGATATTGGCTATACTGGCGGCTCCGGTGTGTCGCTGCTCGAACCCGCCTACGTGGAACTTGGTCTCGACAAGACCATCGTGCTGCGTGGCCGGATCATTCTGGAAGACAGCGAGGCGGAATTTGCCTCGACCTTGAACCTGATCGATGAGGCTGACAGCGGCGACTACAACGCCGGGCTCACCTTCAGCGTGCGCGTGGTCAAAGACTCACTGGCTACCCCGCCGCTCTCCGTCCAAGGGCGGATCGACGGCTACGACGCAAGCAATAGTTTTTCCGTTTCTACTGAACCCGTGGCGGTCGCACTCGATACCGAGTTCCGGTTCGACACCGCGTACAATCCCGGCACCCAAGCGCTGTCAACATTGGGTAGCGATCCGCTCGACGCGACGACCCCGCCGGGCTCGGCGGCGATCACCCTTCCGAGCATCGGGCTGGCGACACTGGTAGACAGCGGCTCACTCCCGGCGGGCACCGCCTTGGCGCTGGACACTATCGTTGTGTACCCGGCCGTCCCTGACGCCGACCTGCCCACCCTGAGCGCAGGCTAATGCCCATCATCAAGGGAGTATCGCAATGACGTGGTATGCTCCCACGATCACTGTTCAGCCGGCCAATGAGCCGGTCTCGCTGGACGAAGCCAAGGCTCAGTGCCGCGTTGACGGTACAGCCGATGATACCGCGCTCACCGCCTACATCGCCTCGGCCCGCAATTACGTCGAAGCCTATACGGGCACTGCGCTGGTCTCTCGCACGATTACCGCCAAGTGCGACAGCTTCGCCGACTTCACCCGCGTTCCGGTTGCGCCCTTGGGCGCCGTGTCCAGTGTCGCCTATGTCGACAGCGCG